ATGCAACCATTCAAGTGGACACCCGATCAAGACATGATATTCGACTCGGGCACAGGCTCCCAGGTTCTTACCGGGGGCAATTATAATATTAAAGGTGGTAGTTTATATTTTGATGCCCATGATGATGTTTTACTCCTGAGGAGCACAACCGGACTGGACTGGGGAGGGAGCAATCGAGTCACAGAGATAAAAAGTGGCAGCCTTGAAGTCACATTCACTAAAAGCATTCAATACCTAATTTCAGGCCATGTAAATATCGGCTTCAATGATATTGATGCATCTCTGTCCCTGATAGTTATTGCTCACGAGCAACCCGCCGGAAAGATGACTATTTTCGACTTTATCGGGGATGAAATAAAAATCGGGCCTTCAGGGAAGCTTGATATTTTATTTATTACGGAAAATATGGGTGTGTCAATTTCAGGCTTTGAACTCAAAGGCGCAGCAATTCTTAATGTTTGCACTGGCGACGGTCAAAATAATGAATTATACGGGGATGGCATAGTTTATTTGAATGACAGATCAAGGTTATTTATTGATACGCATAAGCTGGTTACGCAATCATTATCAATAAAAAATTCATCTTCAGCAATCATATGCACTGACATTTTTCAGACTGACACTGGAACAACAATAGATGTATCAGATAGCGGGTACATCTATCTTGGCTCGCGTGACTCATCGACCTTAGTCATACCTCAACGGACAGGACTATTTAATTTCATCAGCGAAGGTGCAATTGCTCCAACAATAGCCCTTAATGGTAATACTTTTGAAAATTCATTACCAATCAATAACGGATTTGGTCAGCAATGGCTTGAAGACAACAATATAATTTATGTCGACGGAAAGCCAGCCGCGAAAGGCGTTCTCAAGTTTGATTTTGCGTCTCAGGATGGAATAATGCTGGTTTCCATCTAACATCACACACCACACCCCATTGATTCTGGAGTGTGGTGGTTTGATTACTCTGGCTTTTTCGGCCACTCGATCTCAGGCGCATCTTCCGGCTTAATGCGGCTCACCAGTACGCTGTATTTCTCCCACGCTGCAAGGCGGAGCTTTTCTTCTTCGGTTGCCATGTCGTGCTTAACCGCCAGCGCAAGAGGAAAGATGATTCTTTCCGCTTCAGCCAGCAGACGGGACCTGGTACCACTGGAGATAATGACCCTGTCCAGTATATAGACACCATCAATGATTTTAGCGTTATACCCTTCCGTGAGAATGCCTTCCGGCGCTTCATCAGCAGGGATTTCCCAGACGGTCATATCGGCAGGAAACATGGCGCTGCCGTCATCCGTGACGCAAACAATATTCCCCTCTGCATCCGTACCTGCAAAAATATTGCCCGTGATACGCTCTTTATCCCAGGCGATGGAGTACCAGTCGGTGCCGTCGGCGTTTTTGATGTAAGCTGCCCCTGGAATCTCCGGTGATGCCGGGATGTAACGGCTGAATGTTCCTAAGTTTTTCATAGTAATTTCCTTATGCGAAGTTGACCCAGTTGCCGTTAAGGTTGTACTGGAGATAGGCATATACGACACCGTTGATACGGTCATCGTTATTGGTGTAGTTGTTGATGTTTACCGCGCCCTGAGGTACATGACTGCCAAAGTCACTGCCGTTGTAGGTCACCCTGGCTCCTACGCGGAACAGTGTCGGGTATTTAGTTTTATAGCGGTCGTCAAAGTTGGTGTAATCCGTCGGAACAATCTGACCAGTGAAAGAAAATGTCGTCGTGTTCCAGTACCCCATCATTTTGCTGTTGGCCCAAAGGTCAACCTGCCCGTCTTTTGAGCTACGCAGGCCAGAATCATTATCACCAATATTTAAAACACCTGAGCCAATACCACCAACCTGAATCGTGCTCTGCACTGTAAGATTGCCGGTTAGTGTCCCGCCGGTCAGCTTCAGGTAGTGGGAATCAAAATTACCGTAATCCCCCGGAACAAACTGGCCCACTGTTTTCATCTGCTTGCTGGCTCCGGCATATGAAAGTATCGAATTACCCGCAGTTGAATCTTCGTCAATACGAAAGCCGCTGCCGTCAGCAACGATGAAATATTTTTTCCCTGTATCGGCTTCCGAGAGCTGAATAATCGGTGCGTTATCGTTTATTTCCAGATTGCCGGTTAGTTTTCCTCCAGTAAGAGGTAATGCCCCAGTATCAGCGGCGGTGGGTTTGTATCCCGTACAATAAAAGCGTTCCCATACCGCTGTTTTTTTAGAAACATCAACATTACCAACGTAATACTCTTTATTGCTAATCAGTGCGACCCAGTACAGACTGGCATAAATGTTTGTCGCCAGTACCGCATAACGGGTGTTGCCTGAATCGTCCGGCACGCCTGCGGTTGGGGTTTCATTACCTTTACCCAGGGCGTTATACGCACCGCTGCACGCGATATCGAAGATACTTTTCAGGAATATCGTGGTGCCGTTTGCAATGCCCCATCCACCATACCCGACAACTGGCACCCGCCCTGCTGTCGTATCGGTCATGGAGGTGACGATATCTTTGAAAGCTGCAGTGCCCAGCCCGTCGAACTTAACTTTTAGTAATTCCTGAATCGCCTGATAAATCTGAGTATCATCATTCGGGTCAATCGTAATGCCCGCTTCTTCACACAGGTGAACCAGCTCACGCTGCAGGGTGTTCAGCCATGCGGACATCACCCAGGTACAGGGAATTTGTTTTTGCGGGTCGCCGTCCGTAAATTCACCGTTAGCGTCTGCCGTGTTTGTACTGCTTCCTATTTTTTGCATGTGTTAAATCCTCGCCAGTGAAGACGATTAGTCGTGTTTATCAGATCAGTGAGAGAAAATCAGCAGGGTTTCAGACGGGGAGTCGCGTGTCAGGGTGCAGACCATCTGCTGGTAAGCGTCATAATTATCCGCCGTCACCGGCGGGGAAATAACCGCCACATTCCAGGTAAACGGCCAGTCCCCGTGATCCAGGGGCTGACCTGCCCCCGACATCCCCGCCCGGAAGGGCCGGTATTCTGTGATCCTGACGGTGAACCCGAGTTTACGGGCAACGTCTTCATAGTAGGTCCGGGATAATGCGCCAGTGGAGGTCAGCTTCGCCACCACGGCACGCCTGCGGGCGTCAGTGTTTTCATCATTACCACGGACACACGGATCAGGCAGTCCCAGCGTCAGCTCCCACTCAGGCAGAAAGGCATCTGCCGTGCCGGGGAAGGCACCGGCCAGCAGCGCCAGCGCGTCCGCATCGCTCTGTCGGTAGCCTTCGGCAAGGGCACGCAATACCGCCACCTGCACAGAATCGCGGCTCCGGGACCAGGCCTGCCCTGGAGGCATCAGTGCCAGCAGGGCGCAGGTGTAGTCATCCGTACAAAATCGGCCTGGATTCATGAGTATGTGACCTCCCCGGTAATGGCGAGCTCTCCGACACCCGGCGTGATGTTGTTCACCGGCGCGGTCAGCAGAAATCCTCTGGTTCCCGGCACTCCGGCGATAGCGAGCTCTATTGATGAGAGGTCAATGACCACCGGCGGGGTGTCAACAGCGGGTTTAACACCCGGACGCCCCTCATTAAAAAACACCTGATCGATGGCCGCCTTAATCGCCGCTCGGGTTTCCGCAGTCGCCGTACTGATACCGTTTATCTCAAACGCCACCGGCAGGGGGACTGGCGCGCAGACCCAGACCTCCGCCGTGACGTTATGCAGCGGATACAACGCATCTGCCACGCGCCCCTGGTCTCCGGTCGCGACATTCGCGTTCACCGGTTCAAAACGGGATACGCCGTTATGACCGACAGGAAAACCATCAGGATGACCGCTCACCCCGTCACACATAATGTAAATCCCGACCGTACCCGCGCCCGTTAAGCGCCGGACAACCCAGGCTCGGGTGATCCCCGGCACCTCAAGCGCCCAGCGTTCATAATCCGTATCGTTACCGCCCTGCGCTGTATCCTGCCAGGCCAGCAACATTCGCGCCCGGAAGGCGTCCTCATCCTCGATGTCGGCACCTCCGGCGATGGCCACCACAGCGCTGACACCGGACTCCACACCGGCGATCGCCACATCCAGCGTCAGCAGGGTCCCGGCTGGGGCATTTCCCGCATCCCCGCCGCCCGTCGGGTCGGTCGCCGGATCCGGAAGGACAGCCGTTATCGACCCGGTCCCTTTACCGCCGGAATCAAGCTGCACCTCAGTATCAAGCCTGTACTCATAGCCGTCGCTGCGCCGTAGCGTACTGCCTGCCGTTACGGTTTTACCGGCGGTTCCGGCGATCTGCACCTGAGGACAGACTGCGGGCGCGGCCGGTTTACGAAACACGTTCTTAAGTGCAGCCCAGCCCGCCAGCCATTCATCGGTTGCGGTGTAAGGAGTGGTCTGCAGGGAGATGTAATCGAGATAGCCATAATGCAGGTGTGCCATGCCGGCATCAGCATTGGCCAGAACCCGCAGGTTTGAAAACCTCAGCAGTGACCCCAGCCCTTTTCCCCTGAGCTCTGATTCAATGAACGCCACATTACGCGCCCGGAGCTCACTCAGTGTTGGTCTTGCAAACGGCATATTACTGCTCCCATACCCATGAATATTTTATGTTCTGCATGGCTTTTCCCGGCTCCTGATACGCAATGCCCAGCAGCAGGGTCCGGGGGTACACTATGCGGCTGAGGACAGTGATATGACTTACCACGTTGTCATCCAGTAACCACTGCAGCGCTTCCCGACAGTAGTCCTCCGCCTTTCCTGCAATCTGCGCGGTCAGCTTCTGACGGCGTAACAGCCACAGGCGGGATCCAATCTGGTCATTCTCGCCGGTATCGCCCCACCATCCCCGGCGATCATTACCGTCTATCTGATCATCGCGACGTGCCAGCCTGTCGGTGAACAGACTGATGTAAATGGCCGTCTGCAGGTCATCCCCCTGCTGCAGATCGCCCTGCACCACAGCCCAGTCAGCCTCGCTGCCATCCGGTGCGGGCCAGAGAGTACGAATGTCGCTCATGGTTTGTCCCCCGTGGGGTCAGTGGTTTTGGTGGAACTGCCGGACTGAACGCCTTCCAGATCGTGATCGTGTCTGATATAGGCTTCCCGGAGCGATTTCAGCGTGGTGGTATTGCCCTCGCAGTTGTCCTGGATGTCACCGGTGCACTGCAGCAGTGGGGTTTTCATCATCACGCCAGCAGTCGCCTCAATCGTCACCTGAGTGGCCTGCTTCACATCCACCGCCTGGCCGTTCGCCTGTACCTCGATACCGCTTTCGGTAAGCTTCACAAACTGGCCCCACTGGTTATAAATCACCGTTTCACCGGGAGTCAGCCCGCTGTGCCGGTAGGCAGAATTGTTGGTGGCAATCACAATGCCGGAAGACCGGTCACCGCCAATACAGGCAATCAGCACCTCTGTGCCTTCAGGCAGTCCGGACGAAAAACCGAACTCCGCCATGCGCGGCGTGCTGCCCCTGACTTCCACCGGATGCTGGTACTGAAGTGCCTGTACACCGCCCGCATCGTTCATGGCCGTTACTTTGCCGGTGGTGAACGCCATCATGGATTTGCGATACAGCACCCTGACCCTGCCCTCAAGCTCACCAAGCTTTTTCAGGAGAGTCAGATATATCGGCTCTCTCATTTGTAATTAAGCTCCATAATGTTGCTGTAGAACTGGTATGGCTCCACCATGAAGGCCTGCGGCGGCATCAGCACCATCTCCGCTGTCGTCCCGCGCTCGTCCTTCTGAAAAGTGATCTCACCCAGCAGCCAGGCATCATTGTCAAGATTCAGCTGGGGTGCCGTGACCGGAATAAGGGTATTCGGCTCCCACAGTTTCCCGTCGGTATCCCGCCAGCTGTCCACGGTCACGTGCAGTACCCGTGAACGGCCAAAGCGCCGGTTCATCTCCCAGTTGATGTACTGCTGCGCGGCACCGTAGGTATTGAGCGTGCTTTCTATCAGTGTGACCAGATTGCGGTAACGCATGGCGGCCATCTCCGGATCGGCTGCAGTGGCAAGCGTAACGGAGGCATAACCGTCACCCGGAGAAATTTCGGTCACGGCCGTCGTCGGCATTGAGATACCGGTATAGTCGGAATACCGGCCATCGCAGGAACTGTCATACCATGCGGCCTGAATGTTCTGACCCACGGCCACGCCACTGGCAGCTTTTCGTGTGCTGACCCGCGTCAGAAACAGACTGCCATCCGGCAGGTCGTAATAGAGCAGCGCCGCCCAGCGCATCATCCTGTCAATCACCTCCTGCGATGACTCCCCCCAGTTCAGTGAGAACTGCGGCACGTTCTGCAGATCGGTCACATCCGTTCCGACGCGGATCCCGTAAGGCGCGGCAAGCTTCTGTGCTATCTGCAGCGGCGTGGCGTTTTCAATCACGTTGTTGGGCCATATGGCCGAGCAGTCCACCAGATCCTGGCACTTTCCGCGACCCGACGCATGGACTTCATGGCGTGACGGCCCAATCGCGGAACTCCACCGGTCAATATAGCCGGTCACCACCGGGTCATTGCCCAGACGCACCACGCAGGCCTCTCCTGGCGTCACCAGCTGTTTTTCTCCGGAGCCAGGGTAATAATCCATCAGTGAAAGGGAAAAATCAGAGGGTAAATGTTCAGTGCTGCGCGTGACCCGGACCTGGTCCCAGCCGGAAATTTCTCGTCCGCTGACTTCAAGCGTTAACTCATCGCTCATTCGCTAAGTGCCTTAAAGGTATGCGGCATAAATGCCGGGTGAACAGGATCCACCATGTCAGTCAGGGAGTCTGAGCGACCGGCATCCTGATAAAGCCGGCTGGCAAGATAAAGTGCCGGGAGGGAGGCACCAAACCGCTGTTGCACCAGGGGGGCAAGACTTGCGCCCCTGTCCCGGAGCAGTGAAACAGTCTGCGAACGCAGTACCATCAGTGCTTCATACAACCGGTCCTCACCGTTATCACCGGCACTGAGCATCGCGCTGTCGAGCGTGTCGCTGACAGCATCCAGTAGTGCGATCGCATCGTCATAGCTTCGCAGCGGGACATGTGCGGCGGCGTCAGCCATCGCACCGGCACTCAGAACAGTAAAAAAACGTACCGCTATACCCGAGACCACCGCCCCTCCGCCCGGTGGATGCCACTGCGGATCGGTAAAGCCTGAAAGCGTCTGCATGGTATTCACACAGTCCGCCGGTGAGGTGATGGCCTGCTGAAGATTATTAATCACGTTCAGGGTGTCACTGGCGTACGTTTCAGGTGTCGTGTCCTGCAAAAGTGAACCGAGTGACGCCTCAACCGCCCTGGTATTCTGCGTGGTGGCCGCCAGCGTCGCCTGCACGACGCCTGAGGGGGAGGTTCCGCTGTACGGACCATGGTAATACCGCCCGCTGGTATCACGGCTGAACGTGTTATGCAGGGAGTTACCGAGATTACTGGCTGAATGCAGGGTACTGGTGACGCTGCGGGCCCAGAAATCAGCCGTGTTGTGCAGGGTTTTCATCGTGCCACTAAACCAGTTCAGCGTCCCGTGGATCTCACCGATAAAACTGCCTGCCGCCTCCGCGGCGACGGACAGCCAGGACGTCTGTACCGTGGAGGCCGCATCCGCTGAGCTGGTGATGGCAAAGACCCGCAAACCCGATTCAATCACCGTCAGCGTGAACGGGAAGACATTGCCCGCCAGCGTGTCGCTGATTTTTAGCCCGCCGTCCGGTACGCTGACGGTAAGTTCCCCCAGCGTCGGGTGAACCAGCGTCCCGGCACTGCCTGTTTCACAGGCGGCTATCAGGGAATCCCGCTGCGTCATCACATCCGGTGCGGTATATAACCGACTGCTCTGCACCAGAAATCCCCGCAGCGTGAATTTTCGCGTACTGCGGCCGATGTCCTCCACCCAGGCCTGGTCACGGTATGGGTACTGATGAACCGCCTGACGGCGGCCGTAACTGCCGTCCCCGCCTTCCACCGCAAACGGCACCCCGCGAAAGGAGGCTTTATGCAGGTGTTCGGACCATTTCCAGCTGTCACCGGACGGGCCAAACAACGCATCGGATGCGGCTGCGGCCGCGTCGTGGATCAATGTCATTTTTTCTCCGGATACAAAAAAGCCCGCAGGATGCGGGCAGCAGAGGAATAACGGTGAACCGTCATGTCATTATGAGGACATGGACGTGGTGACGCGCGCGCCAAACGGAACCAGAACTCGCTTCTGCTCTCCGCTTGTGCCTGTCAGCGTAACTTCCAGTTGGGTTTTCCCGTCCTTACCAGCCTGAGCGACAATCTCCCGCAGGGCTTTTGTCAGTTCAGCTGTCTGATCGGGGGTGATAATACCGGTTTGCTCATTTGTCTGTGCCTGGCTACGCCGGGCCTGCAGGTAATCCGGTACGCTCTCTTCGCGTCGCCGGGGGTCAGCAGTGGCATCATCCGCTCCGTAACCGAAAGGCTGGTTACGTTGCGCCATCAGATAATCCGGGTCCCTTTTTCCGCTCCACCGGGGGTCGAAAATGGCGTCATGTATCCCGGTATCAATATCCTTCTGGCTGAAAGGCTGCGTCCCCTGCTCATGCTTTATCATCGCCGGTAACAGTCGCTTCAGCACATCCGGTGAGTGCAGGTCGATATTCTCGCCGGGTTTGAATCCTGAATCGCGGGCCACATCCTGGATGTACGCGTCAACATTATTCTCACTCGATGGCGCAAACGTTTTAATCACATCCTGAAGGCTGTGCTTCCCCCTGTCGCCATACAAAAATAACTGCCTTGAGGCGGCGGCCAGACCATCTTCATCCGACCCGAAACGGGAAAACGTACCACTTTTTCCCGCAAAGACTTTGCCGGTTTCATTCGACGCGGAACGCAGGTTCACCGGGTTATGATTACGCAGACCCAGCGCATTATTCCTGGGTTGATCAAACAGAGTATTATTGACAGGTGGAGCGCCACTATTCCCCTGGTGGGTAACGATGTTCATATCCTGCTGAAGCTGGCTGGCCTCGTCCGTGGCCCGGTAGCGTTCATCGTAGCGTTTTCTCACCGCATCCGTCATAAAGCCGGCATCAACCGCCCCCCGCTCTCGCCGGGAAAGACTGTTATAAAGCTTTTTATCCCCCTGGATTCGCCGCAGCTTTTCCGCGTCAGCGGTGCTGATAAACCCGAGTGCATGGGAAAGGCCGGTCAAATCACCGTGCTGAAAGAGATCGGAGATCCCTTCCAGTCCGTCTTTCACGCCAGACTTCAGGATCTTGTGCCCCCCAACGGTAAAATCTGACATAAGTTTATCCGCCAGCCCGTTTTTGGTTCTATTTTTCAGCCCCTCCCATGAAGCGCTTATTTCATTCAGCGCATCGTTCAGCCCGCTGAGTTTCTGCACTGTGTCGTCAGACACCGTCAGCCCCAGCTTGTCCGACTTCGCCAGGAGATCCTTATAATGAACACCTTCACGCAGCAGCGCGAGCATCTCCGGGGTCAGCCCGAGCGTATCCGCTACCGTACGCTGCTTTTGTGCGCCAATCGTCGGAAAAACTTCCGCCAGCTTTTCCAGCGTCGCCATCGTGTCCGCCGTGTGATCGTCCTTTTTCACAATCGACACACCAATTTGATTCAACACCCCTGTGACGGTGCTGTTCCTGTCATTCATGGAGTCAGTCAGGGTGCGGGATAACGACTCCACCGACGCTCTGGCTTTGTCCGTATCGGAACCAAGGATACGCATACTGCCGGCGACCTGCGTCAGATCATGGACGCTCATCCCGGCATCTTTGGCCTGAACGCTGAGTTTATAGGCATCTTCTGCAGCGTCTTTCATACTGCCCGCCACGGAGGCGATAGCCTGGCCCGCACCGTATGCCACGGCACCGCCCAAACCAATCTTCGCGATAGCACCACCATATTTACCTGAGAGCTCGCTGACCAGCCGCATAGGCGGAACCATATCACCAAAATACTGGACGCTATTTTTGGCCAGAGCCCCCATTTTATCCAGCCGGGCATTGAGGTCATCCAGCCCCTCAGTGCTTTTCCGGCCGCCCATCTGTATCTTTTTCCCTGCCTTATCAAGGTTGGGGAGCATTTTCGCAATAGTATCGTCCAGCTCTTTAATGGTCGCGCTGGCCTCATCCTTTGCGACCAGTTCAAAATCAAAACGATTAGCCGCCATCACCACTCCTGACTTTGTTGATCCGGAGCGCCTGGCGCTCCCAGTATTTCGCCTGTCTGACGGTCAGGGAGCCGGCTTCCGCCGGGCCCCATTTCCAGTAGAACGTCAGATTTGCACGGAGTCGTCCGAGCTCGTCTCGTCCTCCTCTGGTGGCTCCCATGTCAAAAAACGCGTCAGCCACACCTCGCAGCGCTTATAGTCCCGATATGACAGCTTCCTCACCGCCGGGCGCGGCACGCCGGATACCAGCGAAATAAGTAACCCCATCCCTGCAAGCGCGCTTTTATGCTTTTCTCTTTCCTGATAGAAATTATCGACCTCATCGAGCGTGGGCTCTTTGAGGATAATTTCATGGTATTCCATGAGCCCCTTGCCAACCGAAACCGGCTGGCTGAGGGTAATGGTTTCCTTATCGGGTAATTCATAAATATCTGTCATATCAGCTCTCCTTCACGCTGCCGGTCATCCCTTCCCACTTAACGGTAAACAGCGCCTCTTCACTGTCCACCTCCTGTGCATCGGTGGTCCACATCCCGGCACCGGTCAGCGTCTTACCGTTGGCAAGCTCCACCACCAGGGTGACGTTCGTCATGTCGTTGTAGTCCGACAGCACCGTGTTACCGGCATCACGCACCTGGCAGGAGATATACGGCGTCACAAATGTCTCTTTGTAGCCGTGAATGCCATCCATGCCGATGAGCGATTCACGCTTGACGCGCCCCGTGGCGTATTTGAACTGGCCGCCCACCATAATGGTGGTGCCGTCCACCGAGACGTAAGCCGTCCCGGCCAGTAAATTGTCACTCATGATTTATCCTCAGGCTGCCGGCTGCAGACGGAACTGGTTAATCAGGGCCACGATACGCAGCTGGTTCACGAGGATGCCATCCCACAGCACGTCCACGCGGTTTGGATTGACCTTGCTCTTTGTGACCTGAAGCCCGGCCGCGAAAGCGTTACTGTCCTGCACATATCCGTCAAACTCCAGTTGCGTGTAGCGCGACAGCAGCTCACCTTTGATGATTTTAGGCGTCACCATCGGTGCCCCGGCACGGAAACGGGTGCCGTCATCCACCAGTTTCATCCGGCCAAACTTCGATGTTATAAGCGTTTTCAGGTCACGCGTGACGTACATCAGCGTGAACAGCGTTTCGACTTCCAGGTAACTGTTATCCGGCGCACCGTACGCATTTTTCTGGTAGGTCGTTATCAGGTTTTCAATCTGTACCGTCCCGTCATCCTGCACGGTATAGCTCGCAATACCGCTGTGCAGCAGGTTGTTACGCTCGGGCTGATCAAAGCGTGAAATGACGGGCGGGGCCAGCACGCTGTAGACAGGGAGCGTCTGAACCGGACGGCCCGGATCGGTACGCAGGCTTCCCGCCACTGCACCGGTATACGCCGCACTCCACAGATACGCCGGTGACGGAGAGTCATACACCCCCATAAGAGATTCATGCTGGTTATTTCGCGCCTCCCCCGTCGCCGTCAGCTGGCCATAGGTCCCGGTGCCCGTGGCAAAGACATGTCCGTAAATCTGTTTCTGGTAGCTCCAGCGCCCTGTGTTGTCGTTCATGAACAGCTTCAGGGTATCGAGACTGGTCGTGTCGCTGTAAGGCAGGACAATAAAATCAAAGGCCTTATCCTTCAGACTGGCAAGCCCGTCCGTCATATCTGGTGTTCCCGCGCCACCACTCATGGCGGTGAGCGCTATCCCCAGACCGGCCGGTGTCTGCTCTCCCCCTGCAGTCCCCTGATAATTGAGGCGCAGATCAATGGTATTCCCGATATCACCCTTATTTTTGGCCGTCAGGGTCACGGTCGCCGTGCCGGAAGCCACTGCACTTTCTGCCGTAACCGGCAACGATGTCATGGCATTGATGGCGGCGGCAATATCCGTTCCGATCACCTCTACTGTGTCGGTCGTGATAAGCGTCACCGGCACACGCGTACCTGCAATATACAGCGACAGCACGCCGTTAGCCGTGGGAACGGCGCTGATGGCAATACTGCCCGTTGCAGCCGCATCATTCGCGCCGTCAGCCAGCGGCAGCAGGTACACATCACCGGCGGTGTCATTGTCCATATAGACGCGGGCCATTTCAGCCAGCATGGACCCGGCACCGGCAAGCTCGATGGCCATCTGTGCCGACCCACAGGGAACGGCAATACTGGCAGCAGCTGAGCCCGCAGAAAGCATCTGACCAATCAGCAGGGTACGCTGTACGGCCTGAGCACTGTTGGCCTGGCTGTTATCAATCGTCGCCCAGAACAGCGGGGTGAGGATATTTGAATCAATCTCGCCACTCATGCGTCAGGCTCCTTACCGGGTTCGCCAGCGGATTTTCCGGATTGCTTACCGGTACTGGCTGAAGGTTTACTCTTGCCTGCTCTGATGACATCGCCATCACGCAGGCGGTTTCGCCAGAAAATGGCGTTATCCGGAACCTCTGCACCGTTTTCAGGCAAAAAGGTCCCCTTGTCCGGGTGGCGTATCATTCGCCCCGGAGCGGGTTTAACAAACATGGCTATTCTCCTGGTTCAGGATCCGGCGTGGGTTGTGCCGGGGGTTGTGGAGGAAACGTGATATCCAGACCGGGTCGTGTGGTTCCGTCCGGCATGGCGATTTCGAGATACAGCTCCTCGAGTTCGTCACCCCCGATGGGGTAGAAGTCATCTGGTCCCTGGAAATACTCGATATCCATCTCAATAATCAGTTGACCAAAGTGCCCCTCGCCTTCAGGGGTCAGGCTCAGTTGCGAACGAACATGCTTAAACTGCTGAATGCGGCGAGTGATCTCGTAGCTGTTGATCACCGCCCGCTCAATCTCCTCCTTTACCCGCTCGAGGTTAAGTTGCGCTTTCATGGCCCCGTCGTCGAACTGCTCACCGTCAAACTCTTCCAGCCTGGCGGCTATCTGCAGCGTGGTGACGGTATCGAACTGGGGGGAGTTGCGGCCTCTGGAGAACTTCTGTTCATGAACCGTCTGCACAAGAATGAGCGGATAGCTGTCCTCGCGGGTGGCCCAGTCACGGGGCGAATACACGCGATGCTCCGCCAGCGTATTGCCCCGAAGGGCAATGACAGCCATTTCCCGCAGCAATGCTGAATTCATTGCGTCACCTTCACTCGGTTAAGTTCAAGCCGGCTCCCGCCGTGGCTGTCAGGCTGCACGTCAGCCACCTTAAACAGCGTTTTAACACGGGGGATATAGAGCATATCCCCCTGCTCTGGCGGAGACGAAAACGCGCTGTCCCTGACGCCCAGCACCGGCCGCGTGGTATTCACGGTCGGGCCATTATCATCAATGGGCTCGATATCCACGGTGTAGGCACGGTCAAAGATGCCAGTGATGGTAAACGGCGTCCCGTGCCGGGGCCGGTACTCCACGGATTCTCCAAATACCCCCTGAAGGGGGGCCAGCAGTTTTTTATCCCAGTCAACCGGCCCCATGGTTACGCTCCGGTCTTTTTCGCGTTTTTGCCTGTGGTGTTTTTGGCATCAGCCTTGCCGATCGCGGTGCCAGCGTCATCACCGGCAGAACCATCACCAGTTGCGGCAGATCCATCACCGGCAGAACCATCACCATCTGCACCAGTACCGTCGCCGGCAGAACCGTCACCTGCCGCACCAGGTCCATCACCGGCAGAACCACCCACCACTGCGCCGGTACTATTATCCGGATCCTGAAGCAGGCCGCGCACGACTGACACCGCCAGAACAAACCCCATCTGCTCCAGGCGGATGGCTTCATTTGGCGGCAGGCTGATACGGCTGTGCTGTCCGTATGTCTTTCCGTCATGCATGACAGTGCGGCCTTTCGTCACAACCATTTCAGTTAATCGGGTCATGGAGGCTCCTTAAACCACAGTGGCACAGAGTGCCGCATTAACACGGCTCGGGATCACCAGCGGAGCAGACTGCATCAGCAGAAAACGCTGGGCAGGGTCTTTCTCCGTCCAGGTCTTCGGCGCATACGCCAGGGCTCCATAATCAAAATCAGGATCGAGAATGGCGCCATAAGCACGGGTGCCCATCAGGTTAGGACCAGACATGATCACCGCACCGTCCGTGACCATTGGTTTCTCCACATCATCCACCGGGTCGATAAACCAGTCGTTGTAGAGCCACAGGTCGAACTGTCCCCAGCGCCCCTTATATACCGCACCGAGCTCTACACGCGCCCCTGCGTCCACCTGGTTACCATACGGACTCATGGCAGGAAAAGTGATGGCGTTATCCTTAACGGTGGTATCGAGACGGAACGCGTTCCAGGACGCATTTGTAAAAATCAGGTCTGTCGCCACGGCACCGCTTTTTTGCAGAATCATCGTCTGCCAGCGCTCAATATCCTGCGTGGGCTTGTTATTGGTTGCACCCGCCGCAACGGCCTGCGGCCATTTATCGCCCCCGGACAGCGCGATCGTCAGTGCCGGGTCGCGCTGAAAATCAATCACCTCAGGATCCAGTCCTTCGCCAACAACAGTAATGGTCCCGGTCATCATGGCATTGGCGGCCATCCACTCCTGGCGACGGTTCAGCACATCGACCTGATCGCCCATCTCAAGCATCATGTTTAACGCGGCTTTATCCGAGGCCGGGATATTGCCGCCAATCTGCTCGCCAATCTGGCGACGGATGGGCTTACGCAGGTCAGGGACACGTTTGTCCTTGATATAAGGCGGTTTGAAAATATTGGTCTGGTAGCGGCGGCTTTCCACCAGCTTACCGGCCACCAGCGGGGAACAGAACGGGGCCATACGGCGGCGGCCCACGTCCACATCGATGGCGACGAACTCCGTGTCCGACTCAATGACGTTGGGGAAAAACTTATCCAGAAGAAAGTTCTGGGACGTCATCAGGTTCGGCACCACCTCGACCAGCGTCATGGTGTCGTAAATATTGAATTGATGATCCATTAAAAAACCTCGATAAAAGGATGTGCGAAACCCTGCCGGGTTAACGGCATCGCCATACGAAAAAGGGAATTAGCTAAAAATCAGGAGGCCGGTGCCTGCAGGCTGTCACGCAGGAAAATAGAGAACGGGCGCAGGGCGGTCTTCAGGGCCGGAAGCGTCCAGCTGCTGTCAAAGGTGATACGGTTCTGGTTAAAGATCCCCAGCTCATAAATGCCACCGCGAACGGTAGCGCCGCCCGGATTAACGTTATCCACCAGTACGGCGCTGGGCACTTCGCTGCCATCGGTGGCGGTTTGTACGCTCAGGACATACACACCCGTCGCGGTGATTTGGCCCAGGATGGATCCACGTACCAGCGGATCGGCCCCGCCAATATCGACCGTGTCCGTCACCAGCTGCAGGTTACCTGCGATCAGCTGGTCGGGCACATACGTGTAGCTCTGCATCCGCGGTGTACACGGGTTATCGCCAATTACTTCAACCATGATTATTTACCTCGCCCGGAGAGTTTCTGATACTGGCTGATCAGTGTATTAAGACCGCCCTGCTGCCGCGTATCCTGTTTCAGTTTTGGCAGGTTTTCCGCACGCATACGCTCATCGAGATTGATTCGGCGTGCTGCAGGCGCGGACACCTGCGGGTTCGTGTTTGCCATCACCTGAATCGCAGCGGCAGAGCTCATCCCGGTATTGAACGCCAGCGAGGCGGCCAGCGCGGTATTGTCTGCCGCGTGCGGGCTGCCAAAAATGCGGGCGCAGCGGGTACGCTCGTCCATACGCGCCTGTTTGTCGTCCGGGTCATCGACATGATCGTCGCCGTCATCGTCATCACCGTCCGCATCAGGATCATCATCAACACGGCGGGATTTCGCTTTGGCTTTCTTCGCCTTACGCCCCTGTTTATCCGGACTGCCCGGGTCTTCCGGATCATCCCCCGCGTCAGGGTCGTTATCCGGGTCGTCCGGATTGTCATCCACGCGACGGCCCCGCGTCTTACCCTGCGGTTGTTTGTCGTCCTCCAGTTCCGGATCGTCCTGGTTGTCCTCTTCCAGCCTGCGGGAGGCTTTACCACCGAGAAGGTGCCCAAATTTAAACATGACTTACTCCTGTTGTTGTTAACAGCTCATAAAACGCGTCATCCGGGGAGAGCACGGCATCAGCAAAACCGAGTCTCACCCCCTCTTCCGCCAGCAGGCACGCGGCCTGAGTGTTACGGACCACGGAGGCCGCCAGTCCGCGATTGCGGGCAACGGTGTCCACAAACAGCACACCTGCAGCATCCACTTCCGCCTGTATTCCTGCACGAGCCTGGTCACTCAGCGGTCGCAGGGAATTGGTTTCGGCCTTACGATCGCCAAACGTGATGATACTGACCTGCAGACCCTCTTTCTCGATACGCTGCGACCAGTCACAGTGAATGACGATGCAGCCAATCGAGCCCACGCCGCCGGTACGGGGAACCACTATCCTGTCTGCCGCGCTGGCGATGGCGTAAGCCGCCGAGTAAGCGCTTTCGGTGAGAATGGCGTGTATCGGCTTTTTACCCCGGCAGGCATAAATCAAATCCACCAGGTCAAAACAGCCGCCCACTTCACCGCCCGGGGAATCCACATCGAGACAGATAGCCGTCACCTCCGGGTCATGCAGGGCATTGAGGAAGGACTGACGGATCCCGTCATAACCGGTCATGCCGCTGTAAGGTCGCAGGCTCCCGAGTTTTTGTACCAGCGTGCCGTGAACGGGGATGACGGCAATACCCTCCAGCACGTCATAACCGGCCTCCTTCCCCTTACGCCGGAAGGGTTTTTCGTCTTCATCGGACCAGGCACCGGCCGACACGCGGGCAATACCAAAGCGCTCCATCAGCGCGGTCATCACGATTTCCGCCTTAAGCGGATGAAGCATCAGCGGCGTGTTAAACACCCGCTGGGCGAGATGGGGTAGGTTCACTCTTCCTCCGGATCCTTGATTGTGTCAGGGGCCATCACGTTTGCCTGCGCCCAGCTCGGCGGCGGCATCCCTTTTTCTTTAAAGTAATTAATTTCAAAACTGCGCTGGTCCACCACTTCCTCCCAGTCAGCCCCCATACTCTCGGCAACCTCCTGCTCCATGGTCGAAATACCGGCATCGAGGCCGAGGATGACTCCCTTCTTCTCGGCAACCGGATCAACCCAGCCACGCCCCGGCCCCATCCAGCGGGCGCGCGAATAGGCCGCCCGGGCTTCTGCAAAGTCAGGTGCGTTACGGGGTAACGGGAGGTCACTGAATTCGTGTAACTCCTCCATGAAAGCCACCAGAACGGGCTGGGCAAAGCCGGAGCCAAAGTCTTCTCGCCGGCGATTCAGCGTTTTCCACGCCTCCAGCATGGCTGCCCGGGCGGAGCTGTAATTCACCTCAGACCAGTCCTGGCTGATTTGCTGGGCTGAAAGCCCTGTGGCGGCAGCAAGGTTTCGCAGCATGGCATTTTCAAAGTCGGCAAAATTGCTGTTTGGCCGTGCCGCATCCACCGTGCCGATTTCTTCACTGGGCCACAGCTTCATGATCCCCACGCCGTGATTCATCATCAGGCGGTTGTCACTGTAATAATCCCCCCTGGCATCCTGGTAACTGGACCATCCTTCCGCGTTTGCCACATCCGCGGCAGTATCGCCCATCGCTTCAGCCGCTACGCCCGGATCAAACGGTGACTTGAGGTATGCCCCGAACACCGCATTGAGCACCGCCGCTTCAAGCTCGCTCTGGTCATACTTCGTGAGCATCTTCATGCGCTGCACAATCGGCGTGAGTATTCCCACGCCACGATGCTGTGCGCCACGGTCATGGTCAAAATCATGGACAATCACCGGACGGCCCCAGCGGGTTTCGCGGGGAATGCGCTGCCAGATAACCGTTTCCGGAGCGCTCCACCAGTCCCCCATGTGCGCCTCCCGGATGTGGTAATACACCGGCGCGCCGTCATCGTCGATTTCAACACCACCGCGCATATACTTCAGATCCATCATCTGCTGCGGGTTACTCAGCCTGTCGGGGTCGATAATCTGCAGGGTGGTTGCAAACTTTGCTTTACCATACCCGAGCCGGTCAGGGCGGTACTGCAGATAGCCCAGCGCGTCACCGTCCACCAGCTTATGCCGGAAGGCCAGCCGCAACTGCTGCGACACGGTCAGCTGACGCTCCACATCACACCAGCGCCCCGGATCGGATACCCAGCTGCGCCAGGCGGCCTCGACCGCGCGTTTGTATTCCTTGGCCCAGCCGATATCAAAGGCGCTGTTTCCGCTGATATGTGCCAGTGCCCGGTAATCCGGACTCAGCACCGGGCGGAAAGACGGCCCGATGACGTTATCCTGGGTGCGGGTGATAATCCCCGCACCCCAGCCGTCATTACGAACCAGGTCACGGGTCCGTGAGACTATCCGGTCACGGTACGGATTTATCTCATTGTCCGGAGACCACAGCGACGGGCGCCAGTTTGCCAGCTGATCGCTGTTCACATCCGCCGCGTCGTAAGCGATCCCCCGGTTGCCCACCAGCGCGGATGTTCTGCTCCGGCCTGAGGGCGGCAATGCCTTTGGTGGTAGCGGGTGGCCGTCAGGGCCTAACAGAGTGATTTTGGTCATATCAGTACCTGAATCGTTGATAGCGGCTGCGCGGGCAAGGACATATACCCAGCGCCTGCTGAAGCTGGCGGATGAACTGATTAAGGTTATCCAGGCTCGCAGGCTTGTACGTTACGGAACGGGTTCCGTCGCCCTGGGCATAGGAAAATGACACGCCCATCTGACCGGTCATAAGATCGGTATAGGCACTTTGCGCAGCCGTCAGCGCCGCACGGAGCTGGTCCGGCGTCATGCCCGCAAGCGGGCCACAGTTAGCAGTCATGGAATTACCTGGCCAGTCGTTTATGAAGAGGGAGTTTTTTGGTTTTTTCCGGCGTCACCGGCAGTTCCGCACCCGGCAGGCGCAGACTGTGCTTTTCTTCTGGTGCCGCCGGTGGCGGTAACAGATTCTCCGGGTTTGCGATGACACTCTCCGCCGTGGCGTTGAGCTTAAATCCTATATGCATCAGCCCGTGCAGGGCCGCGTAAGCGTACACTCTGCAGTCCAGCCCTTCGTTTGCCTTACCACCAGGTAATTCCCAGACGGTAAACCGGTGTCCACTGATTTCTTTCACCACCAGCCGTTCGGACAGCAGTTGCTCAAACCATCCCATATCCCGGTCTGACGGATAATGCATGTACCCCGGACCCGGTGTCTCGATATGCAGACGCCCCCGGACAGAGTCCTTGGCTGAGTTAACCCCCAGAATGACCGGGCGGTAAGACTTCTTGCTTCGGGATGTCGGTTGCTTGTTCGGCCAGACAGGCGAACGTTTACCGTTACGGGCCGATTCCCCTTTGATGGCCCAGATACGACGCGCCAGACGGGCTTTTGCAAAGTCATAGACTTTCTGGGAGTGCGAGCCCCCGGAGTCATGACAGGCAGCTTTGATGACAAATCCGCGACCGTCAGCCCGCCGCCAAATCTGCTGCAGGTAGGCATCGAGACGCTCCCATGGTTCAGGGGTTTCCAGATCGCCTTCAATCACGTCGTAAGCGATGGACCAGGACTCTTCATCCCGCCCCCAGCCCACCACTTCGATTTCAAGCCGGTTATCCTGCGTGTCTATTCCGGCCGTCAGCACGGCCACACCGTCAGGCACTTCCGCCCCGTACACTTCACGTCGGGCAAGCAGCACATCCAGCTGGACAGCCTTACCGTGCACGGGTCTGTGCGGCAGCCCCATCTGGGTGTTCCACCAGGCCTGTTCTTTATCCGGGTCGCCTTTCGCCTTCAGATACTTGCCTGCAATATCGGACGGTTTATCTTTCTGCCAGGGGCTGAACAGCTTCGATGCCTGAAAACCCGCATGAACATTACTCACCGGCAGCGCGCCACAGCACCGGCAGCGGGCGCGATACACCGCGTGGCGATCGTCAGCAGACCATGACCAGACCTGATCTACCGCTGTACCGTCGTCGTCACGCCAGACGTTTTCATACTCCATCAGTGGCGACTGGCGGACCCCGCAGCACTCAAAGGTTCGTGTCTGGTGCCAGCGAATGGTTTTCAGCGACCGGAGACGATCGCCTTCCGACCAGGCCACACCGCAGCTTTCACAGTGCAGACGGGCCGTTTCCGGCCGGTGCCTGCCATCGTCGTCTTTGGTCCAGTGAACGTGCTTAAAGAAATCCGGAAACTGGCGGTGGGTACAGTGAGGGCATTCGACAGACGCCCGCCGCTGATCGGAATCCGCGTAACTGTCCGCGATCCGGCTTTCGTCCTCCACGGTGGGAGAGCAGGCCCGAATGGACAGCCAGTTAAGGCCGAACGTGGCCGTTCGCTCCTCTGCCAGTGCTATCGGATCGCCCTCGCGGGTAACCGGGTATTTATCTACCTCATCGGCAAGGATGACCCTGACAGGACGACGTGCAAGGTTGTCCGGACTACCGGCACCGGCCAGCGCCAGAAACCCGCCGGTGAACGACTTATAAAGCAGGGTCTCTTTTGAGTTTTTCTGCTTGTTGCCACCCACCAGTTTTCTCAGTACCGGCGTAACCCGAAGCATCGGGGTGATACGTTCTTTTGAAAATTGTTCGGCTGCTGCTTCTTTCGGCTGCAACAGCAAAATAGGACACGGATCCAGATGCGCAAAATACCCGAACAGATTTTCCAGCAGCGCGGTTTTCATCAGCTGCGTGCAGCACATCACGGTGATGATGTGGACCCCGGATTCTGTGGCGGCCAGCATAGGGCCCCTGGCAATTTCCACGGTGGCGGTTTCCCAGCTCCCCGACGTGCTGCCGGACTCTTTTGCCAGCTTGCGATATTTATCAGCCCAGTCGGGGACGCTTATTCTCGGCGGAGGGGTCCAGCCTTTACGGACGCTGACCGCAAGGCGATCAGTCTTCCGCAGCGTTAAACTCAGGCTCTCCGAGGCTGGTAATGTGTTTGTGGACATGCTCAGCTAATACCTCGGTCATCCTGTCAGCAGGCACATCAAGATCGGCGGCCATCAGAGGGGCAACCCTTGCGGGCCAGTTCAGCCAGGAGTCACGCTGGGCCCGGAAACAATCAAACAGCACCTTTTCAGCCTGCTCCAGCTCAATGAGCTGGCCATCCTTTTGCTGGAACTCCAGTTTCGTCAGTAAGGCCAGGTAGTTCTCTTTTACGCGGCGGGCCTCATCAAGGCTGAGTTCAGCCCCATTTTCCTGAATAAATTTCTCAGCGATATCAGAAAGCGACGCCTCAGGATCAAGTCCGGATACAGTGGCTAACGGCAAGGAAGATACCGGTCCCGTTTTGCCTTTTTTTCCCGGTGTTCCTGTCTTTTTTGATTTAGGGTGATTAACCGTTTTCCGATATTTTTCAATAAGGGCATTGGATGCATCCGCATCAATGTCATCCCCGGAAAAGATCACCCACCCCCTGCTTTTCCACATAGTGATCGTCTTGCGACTGACACCATGGAGTCGTGCAAAATCGGCCTGATTCATTGTTACCTCTCACTGTTACCCTGTGCGTTACCCAAACTGTTACCTAATACCAGGTAACAACATGGAAAATGTATTAGGTAACACCTTTTTCATTGAGATTGTGCTGTAAAAACAAAGGATAAAAAGTCATTTCGGTTTTACCGAAATGTTACCTGTTACCCAAATTTTGAAAATTGTTAGCTAGAAAAACAACGAGGCGCGCAATGCCCGTGAAATAAAAAGCCGCCAGGAAGGACCCATTTTTGATCCCCTCCCCCGGTCCATTTTTTCAACAAAAAAAGGGGACCCATTCGTTATCCAGCAGGAGGGTAGCCATGACGTGATAACGCACTGTTAATAGCCTCGACATGGCTTGCACGGTGACACCTGAGGAATGCTTTTGCGAGGTTAAAGTTGCTTCTCCCATTCTCATTGAGAAACTGGCGGGGGATTGCCGCGGTCATCATGATGACTTCAGAAAACTTCACAACTGGCGTTACCGTCTCATCACCGGGGATTTCGTACTCCGAACTGACGATAACGCGACCGTCACCATAGCGTTCAAAGACTGTCTTAATGCCGTTCCTGTTAATCGTTATCACAGACCATCTCCTGTTTTGCTATTCGCATAGCCACACTCAAACGGCACCACCAGCCCCTTGCTGCATCCGTAGACAACACCGGAATCTCAACGCGATTCTGAGGATAAAATTAAGGATTTGTTGCATTAAACAGAGCACTAATCTCACGCATAACTTTATTCAACCATTCTGAGTTAATTGTTGTGCCAGCCATGGCATTTGCGGATGCCATGGCCTTTTTATTCCCGTTCTTATGTGACATTTTCATTCCTCATTTTGCAGTTCGCAATGCCTCAGCCATCGCCTGGCTTAATGCAGATGGCATCAGCGCTTCTGCCATTTTGTTGGCGCGGTCGAAATAGTTCAGATGCTCTTTAACCTCCAGCGCATTACCGAAGCGAATAAGCAGCTTTGGCGGGCGCTGTTTCTGACGTTCCCGGCGTGTGCCATTGGGTGAACGTTTGAGCCGTTTCTTGCCCTTCTTTCCCTTCAGCGCTTTTTTACGCTGCCATACACCATTAACCTTTTGACCGTATTTCGTGGTCACCGTCCCGATAAACACATCAGGCCTGGCTTTCAGTTGCGTCATCTTATTGCGTGCCAGATTGCCGAACTTATTAAGTCTGACGTTCTTTGGATTCAATAGCGCGTTGCCGTTTAGCTTATGAAGCCCACCAAATTCAAATGGATCGAGATAGCTGGCGGCCGTATCCATGACAAAGACTTTAGCCATCAGGTTTGTTTTACGTGCAGCTGTCGAACGAACGGCGTTAACTGTAAATGGCGTCGGGTTCTGCAGCTGGCGCTGCATGCCCTTCTTTTCGCCCTGCTCAATCTGGCGCGCGACACTTGTCAGCGCCTGGGCTGTCGCAAAAGGGATTTGTTTTCGAATGCCACTCAGGGTATTACGTAAGTCCTGCAGATTAGCCATGGCCGTTACCTGTTCTGGAAAAAATTCACTTCATAGCGTCTTTGCTTCAGTATCGCTTCCCAGTCTGGGGCTGACCGTTTTTCGATCTCAGCCAGCTTATCGCGCACAACAGAAGCGATGAGGCGAACAAATAAAGATGCCAGCACATAGCAAACGGCCGTAAATATCCACCCGCTGTAGGCCAGCAAGGCTACCGCTGAAATAAGGCAAATCCAGCCCCATAAACGGAAAATAATGTTCCTTTTTCTTGAAAACCTCTGCATGGATTGAATAGTCGCCCGGAGGGATGTTTCGTCCACCAGCGAGTCCAGCGCACTGGCGGCAGCCCCGATAACACAGCTAATAAATATCCCAAACAAAATAAGGATCCAGAACGCAGCAGCCGCAATGCCAACAAACTGACTCTGCCCGGTGTATATGCCAAAAATCATCGACGCCATTACTATGTAGTAAATGCACGATATAAGAGCACCAGTAATAAAATTCTTCATAGCGTTACCTTTAAGATGTGAGCCTGTCGTACAGAAATGCCGCCCGAGAGAGGTCGCCACCTTTAGCTACATTCCTCAGGCTCACCACTGAAAGACTCTCGTGAAATAGCGCGTACGATGCGCAACCAGGACTTACGCCTGCGGCACGACTACCGACAGTTCGTCTTCATCAAACCAGCCACTGACAGCACGACCGTCGGCGGTCATGTAGTGGATAAAGTACTGGTTGGTCAAACTGGCGTATTCAGCACGGCCTTTCACATTGCCTTTCTCGCCGCTGATGGTGACCTGAATTGCCTGACCAAGTTCGTGTTTAAAGCTCATGTTTATTTCCTTCTTTGGGTGGTAGAAGCCCCTATAGATGCGGGGCCGGGATTCTGAAAAGGGTGAGAATTAGCAGTCGTCGTCAGGCTGTGCTACTGCACGGAAGGCTGCCATACCTGCTTTTTGCATATCGGTTCTGGCCATCGCCAGCCAGCGCATACCCACCCGGCCGGAAGAAAGATAATCTTCTGCGCGGTCGAGATGGCGGGTCAGCATGGTCAGTTGTTCACGTTCCCATTGGGTCATCGGCTGTCTCCTTCTACCCTGCACACCACCACCGCGTTACCATCCACCAGCACGCGGGTAAAACTCATCGGTTCGGTTGAAGTGATCTGAACGCCGACGTAACGCTGTGACACGCAGCCGGCGAGCAACAGAGACGACACCAGCAGGAATATCGTTGTTTTCAGGTCCGGCATTATGGGCCTCCTGGTTTACAGGCCTGGCTTTCGCCGGGGTTGGTATCGATGCAGGCCGAGCCGTTCGGATACGTCAGCACGACGGTGTTATTTTGCTGAACCTCTGCGTTGGTGAGGCTCTGACCGCTTTTACCCGTAGCGCGGGTGAAGGAGACAGCAGAACAGGCCGCCAACAGCGCAGCGCCCACCAGCAGCCCTGCGAGCAGTAGTTTTTTCTTCATGGGATCCTTACCGGAAAATAAAAAGGCCGCACCGAAGTGCAGCCTGAAAAGGAACCAGATTGCGTCTGGCGGCGTTCGCCCTGCCGTTGATATGGTCGATTTGCGAAAAAACCATATTTAAAGAGGCATTAAATGAATCAAAATTTCAATCGAGAGAAGCAACAAAAAATCCTGCAAAAACTCAGGAGCAACTATCCAAACTTCACGACTGAGGAGGATTATGAGGAGATGCTTGCTCTGTTCGGAGATGAACGAGAACTCAATCGCCACCTGCGGGATATGAAATCCAGGGGATTAATAACCGTCACGCTAATTGAAACGCTAACCGGACATATTTGCGAAATATCATCCCTCGCTTACGTTCAGGGATAGCATTTTTTCGGGCTGAAGCCTCATTTCCTTACCCAGATACTCCCGAATCTGCTGAGAGAGTTGAAATATATTTCCGGTATCAACAACTGCCACTGGAGGGTTTGCTTCCGGTGGCAGTATTTCCACGAGGCGGAAAAGTGCACGTCCGGGATGTTGTTCCTGAATCGGACGGAACATGGCGAAACGACCCCACCCCTGCCCATCACCAAGAGTTATCCAGAAATCGTTACCGGTTTTTGATTCAAGGCAAAAGTGATCTTTGCCAATTATCACGCTGTAAATTTTCACTATCTCCCCCTACATAAACAAAAACCCCGGCTATATGCCGGGGTCATAATTGACGCAGATTCGCGTTTGAAATTGTCGCCAGTGTTACTAGTCACCAGCGCCTGAAATCTGATCCACCAGATAGCAAAAAGCCCACGCATTAGCATGGGCTCGAATGTTACAGCACTATATTAAGGCAAGAGGGTTAAACCTCAATGACTTTGGTAAAACCACCATCACCGACAATAACAAATGTTCTGGCCGAACCTGAACTAGCACTACCGCCCGCGATCACATCTCTCAACTCATTGATTTCACTTGCTCTGGCCACATCCCAGCTTTGCCCGCCATTTGTCGACTGAAGCACAGCCCCAAGTGCTCCAACAGCAACAAAATGCTCACCAGACATGGCAACAGCATTCAGTTTCCTTGGTCTTGCCATAGCTGACTGATTCACGTCTTTCCAGTTCAACAGGTTATCATCCGTGGTCATAAAAATCTTAAAGTTATCTCCCACCGCGACATAGCGACCTTTTTCATCGGCCGCTAAGCCGTAGAGAAACTCATCATTGGTAAGCGCGATGTATGCGCCACCCTTAGGATCGTTATCAGTGATATCAAAATCTCCCGTAGGGTCATTCGTCTGAAAGGTCATAATCTTAGGCATTCCGCCACGATCTCGTGTGTTTATAGTTTTAACAAAGCGCCCAGACAGTAAACCAGCTGTAATTGCGACACCAGGTATATACCCTTCATACTGCAGATCGTTATCAGAAAAAGCAGTCCAAGTCACACCATCCTGGGAGATAAAATTAGACTCATCTGCTATGGCATCAATATCATCCATGGAAGTAACATAAAGCCATTGTTTGTTATACGCGATAGACTTTAAGTGAGTTGTCTCACCTGGATCTGTGAGTGTTGATACAGTCCAAGTCTTACCATCTACTGAGGTGACTAAGGTGCCATTATCACCCACGGCATAAAACTTGTTATCCTTGCCTTCGGTAAAGACAATACCACGCAAATTCTCTGTGGTATTGGACATTGCAAGTGCCCACGCTCCCGGGCCCGGGCCTGATTCTGCTGCGGTCAGTATTGTCCCGTTATCCCCTACTGCAACGTATAATATTGTCCCGTTAACATTACCCCGGGCGATGGCGTATAAATTGTCAGTTTTCGAAGCCATGTTGATTATCCTTCCATTTGTCAGTGTGAGAGCGGTGTAACGCTCGTCTGGACCTTAACCATCAGGTCCTGTCTGTGATGCTATTGATGCTGTACTGAGTGAAGCACAACATTCAAAATCTGCATCGGCATGAGAAGGAATATCAACACGGGAGTGAGATACGTCAATTGACCTTGGGAATATTGCTGTTGGGTGTTGCGGTGTGGAGTGCCCCTCCATGAACCTTTGGTCAGCCACCGTGGCTCGCATATCAATCAATCTTGGGACGTACTTACTGTTTATGCCCCTACGCATAGTGGGATTCACCGCAACAGTAAAGCACACTGGAAACTTTGACCCGGTACGGGCAGCACTTAGTCATTATCGCCAGTATGCTTTACTGTTCGCCCTCCCGTCACTCCGGGTTACCCCTTCATCTCAGACCGGAAGGCTTAATATTGAGCGGTCAGCGGGAATCGAACCCGCATCATCAGCTTGGAAGGCTGAGGTAATCGCCATTATACGATGACCGCAAATTGGTAGTGTGGTGCCGGGTGCTTCCCGGTGGGTTATTCACCCGCGATCACCGGCTGATTAACGGTATAGAACGCCTCACCGCTAGGGAGATTCACCACACATTGATCTGGTGCGCTGTACTGGAGTCGAACCAGTGACCACTGCCTTCGGAAAGCAATACTCTATCCATCTGAGCTAACAGCGCATGGTGGCCCTTGCTGGACTTGAACCAGCGACCTGGCGATTATGAGTCGCTCGCTCTGACCAACTGAGCTAAAGGGCCTAAAAGTTGTTGTGATGCCGGGTGCCTCCCGGTGAGCCTTTGGTCAGCAGCCATGACTCGCGCGCATACGACAGACTTCACGCCAAACAGGAACAACCACTCGCTGTTCACGCCCCTCCGCACAGGGGGATTCATCACAACGGCACTGATATATCGCAGGGAGGCAGGAATTGGCAATAAACAGGCAACAAAAAACCCGCCCGGCGGCGGGTAATTCGGAGTTAATTTGCTACAGGCGAGATACTCCATGATTAGAAGCATACATGCCAATGTTATGCAAAGTCAAGCCATCACACCGGAAAATGACGATATCTTCGCCGATATATCAAAAACTAGTTGCCTTTTCGAATTCCACAGCTGCGCGTTTTTCTTCCTGGTAGCACAGGTCAACCAGCTTCTCGTAAAGTGGCTTCCAATTTCTGGACCACGAAGACTGATGTAGATCTGGAAGGTGCTTTAAGATAGCGCGATGAACCGTAGCTGATGACACAGCGGGGAAGCCATTGCCGTTGCACCGTTCGCAGGTTTTGAACACTGGTGCGCCATGCTCTTTCGTGGCCTTACGATCGAGCACCTCCCCTTTTCCACCACAGCGGCATCGTGCGCTCAGGATACCCTTTCCGTCGCAAGCATCACATTTGGCGGGGATTATTTCTGTCACTTCCTGCCATTGCTCCCAGTCAGATGGACGAACAGCGCGAGAACGGTTGGCCCAGAATGGAGCCTTACCCCATGGGAAAGTTATTTTGCGCGTGGTCTGCGTCCTGGTGGTTCTTCCAGTACCGCTGCAGGTGTTACAGGTGGCTGTGCTGGCCGCTGAGCGGGAATACTCAGCAAAAGCAAACTGAGCCAGTAGTAGCATACATTCACCGAACGCAGCACCAGCGGCTTTACGTACGTTCTTTGGTGCTATATCGATAGCATGACGCGCCAGCGCCTGAACCGCCAGCTGCGCATCGGTTTTGCTCACCCCCGCTTTACCGAAGAACGCAGCGAGACCGAACCGCGCTCGGCTGCTTGTGGTTCCAATTGCCGTCATCACGTCAGTACCGCTGACACGATCTGGAGAGGTACCTTTCACGCTGTCGGAAATGTTCATACCCTGAGGGCTGAAATGTTTGAGCGCAGATTCGAGTTTCATCACTTACCCCTTAATCTTAATACTGATACCGCTTGCCAGCACGATAGCGGCAAATAAAAACCAGCCCCAGCCGTCTTTACCCTGATAAGCCAGGATCCCGGCGGCAGCTGAGCACAGGACTGGGGCTATTAATGCAAATGCTGCTATGGTGATGTTGGTCATGCTGCTACCTTCTTGTGAAAAACCAGCTCACGAACCTGATCGCCGTTCATGAGCATGTCGTTGAAATCGTTGTGGTCAGGCCAGCGAACGCTGACGGAGACAAGGTCGTTTTTTGCCAGCAGGTTGGCGTGTGCACATTCAAACGCAGCCGCCTGCCCCGTAGCGGAGTGCTCATCCATATCTGCAAAGACAACGAGATGCTTCACCCCTGCCGGTACACGGAACTTTTTCATAAACGTGCTGTTGATGGTCGCCCAGGTGTTCACGCCGTAAATCTGATAGCAGGACAGAGCAGTTTCTATCCCTTCGGCGATCCCCAGCGTTGAAGAAACCGGAAACATACGAATGGCCACCGAGCGGGCATGGTCCAGATAACTGTCCTCCTGCAGGGATTTCAGGCGTTTGGCGCTGTCGCCAATGTTGGCCTTGCGCTCACCGTCCAGCAGGGTCTGATGCAGGTAGCACAACTCCCCTTTGTCATCTGTTGCCAGTGAGTAAAGCGCCTGGAAAATGCGCCCCGCGTGGCGCTGACGGTCGTTGAACCTGACGGCCTCTGCCGGCAAACGGTTAATCCCCCGCTGGCGCAGGTAGTCAGCCCCTGACGTTCCGCGCAGGCCAGCCAGTTTTGAAAATTTACTGATCACTCTCTGGCGCTGGCGGGCAGCAGAGCTGTTTACCGGAATGGTGACGTGGCGATAATTGTTACCGATGAGGTAATCCACCTCCGCGCAGAGCATGGAGAACGGTTTGCCCTGCGTCAGGGTCAGCAGCTTCATGCCGTCGCCGCTGCCGCATTTGCAAATCCAGGTACCGAGGCCGTCGCGGTCGTCGATGCGGAAGTCGCCTCTGGCGCTACAGACGGGACACTCGCCTTTGTAATGCCGCTTCCCGGTGACAGGGGGTAGCCCGTAATGCTCTAAAATTTCCGGCCAGTGGCCCTTTGCTGCAACTGATGTTTTCATGGCGGTCTCCGGTTACTTCCGATTCTTGTTGAATGCGCGCTTTGCATCGATAATCTGCTGTGTTGGGCTTCCCTCTGGAGCTTCATACGTGCTCTCGTTGGCGGCGGGCGGAACCGTCGGCACTGATTCCGCTTTTTTCCTGCCTTTCGCCCACGCGATTAGCTTGCGTTTGATGTGATTTGTCACAGTCGGGGTTATCTCCATGGGAAAATCGCTCAGCCCGTTAGGCCATTCGCCAAATTTTTCCCGGAAGGTGTGCGAGCACCATGCGTCACTGACGGGTTTGCCTGTGCTGGTACGCAGACGCTGGTAAAACTTAATCTGACTCCACCAGGCCTGTTTTTCTGCTCTGGTCGGTTGTGTCTGCTCCTTGCCCAGCTTTTTCAGCTTACGGCCTGTATCGGTATCCACGTCTTCGCCAGCCAGCGGTTTAAAACCACACTTCGGGCAGACGTAAACGCCTGCTGGCTTCATGAAGTGGCAGGCAGGGCATTCTTTGGGGAGCTTCTCTTCGCGCTCTTCTGCCTGGTTTGCGGTGCAGTCCTTCATACCATCGGATTTACCCGGCAGTTCGTCATACTCGATAGCGTCAGGAAAACCGAGGCGGTGCACGGTGCCACTGTGATCGAAGATAAGGCATGCTTCTTTGCCCGGTGCAGTGCGCAAACCGCGACCGAGACTTTGCAGCCAGCGAATTTCGCTTTTGGTCGGTCGGGCGTAGATGATGCAACGCACATCACTGTCAAAGCCGGCCACCAGGACACCGACGCTGACGATGATTTTTGTGGCCCCTGCTTCAAAGCGATGAATAATGAGCTGGCGTTCGTCATGAGGGGTCTCTGCAACCATCACCTCAGCGTTGATACCCGCGCGGTTAAACTCCATCGTCACAAAGTTGGCGTGAGCCTTGTTCACACAAAACGCTACCGTCGGCAGGTCGCGACCATTACTCAGCCAGTTATCAATAATATCGCCCACCAGGCTTGAGCCACACATGATCTCCGCCAGCTGGGTTTCGTTGTAGTCACTCCCGTAGGCTGCACTGACCGTGGTTCTGACGCCTTTCAGGTCAGGTTTTGTTGGCGCGAAAAACTCGTAATTGCTCAGATCGCCGCGGCTGATAAGCTCTGCAATGGTGGTTGGCTTAATAAGGGATTCGTAATACCGACCCAGCCACGGGGAGAACGGTGTACCAGACAGGCCCACCACCTTGATATCGCTGTCCCTGATGACTTCCAGAATGGCGCGACGCTTCATATGCGCTTCATCAACAACGATAAGGTCGATGTTGTCAGGAAATTCACGACGGATCAGCGTGTCGGCGCTGGCTATCTGAATCAGGCGCTCCGGGTGATACTCAGGGTGATCGCGCCAGATGAAGCTGATTTCATCTTCCGGCAGCCCGTATTCGACAAAACGCTGTGCCGTCTGGCGAACAAGGATAGTAAACGGCGCGATAAACAGGACGCGCAGGCCACGGCTGATGTGTCCGGCAACCACAAATGCCGCCAGCCCGGTTTTACCGCTGCCGGTTGGGGCGTAGATCATGAACCTGCGTTTGTCCTTCCACTCACGGCGCAGCATGTTCAGACCGCGATCCTGTGCAAAATTGGGTTTGATTGTCAGCATTGGCGCCACCTTTAAAACTCTTCCAGGAAAAACATTTCCCGATTTGAAATCGGTATATTGATGTATCAGTTAGCGAGTACATCGGCATTTTTAAGGTGGGCTCTGTAAGATCGGCATCTACCTAACCTATGGAGCCGTCTGTTGGAAAAGGCCTGTTCCCATCTCTCATCCACCCACCCCCAAACCCCCTCCCGCCTTCTCTCTTATTCATGTACTAGCTATCTAGTACAACAGAGTAAAAAACGGTCAGAAGTAAACCAGCCGCCAACACCTTTAAGTCAGCGATTAACCAGGCACCTTTAAGCCCGGCATCAATCAGGAGCGCCGCTGCGCTCCTGCCAGGGGTGCGCTGGTTGTGTACCCCTGTATTGCGCGTCCGTGCTCTCTCACAAACTTACGAAGCCGTGTATTGGCTTCATGCCTTGCCTGGTTCTCCTGCCGGAATGAAACAGACTCGGCCTCAAACGCTGCCTCAAAAACCTCTGTGTACCTCAGTGCAATCTTTAGCCTCAGCGAGGGTGGCAGCTGGAATAACTGAGCCTGTATCCACGCTGCATCTGCCTGGCTGTACCGCGTCGGCATGTCCACATGCACGTAGTCCTGGTACATAGCACCTCCGGTTAATCGCCAGGAACCTCAAGGATTCGCTGCGGTAGCAGCATGCCAGGATGCTCACTTGAATCTGAGACTGGATCTCTGGTATTGTCTTTCACGGAATTTTTCCCCTGGATTGATTCCACAAGTTATGTACGAAGTCAGAACAGACCGGGTGGGGCCACTTCCTTTCCCGGTTTTTTCTTGCCCTTTTTTCGTTCAGTGACCGTTGTCTGCCCGAGCGCCCACTGACGGGAATAGAACAGACAATCATCGAAAGCTCTCCCCTTTCGGCTCGCCTGAGACATACGCCTGTAATGCGCCAGCCCCTCACGAGCCCCCCCCCTGAGCCGCCTGCAACGGGAAGCCTTCTGCCACCAGCGCTGCAATAATGTGCTTCTCAATAAACGTCTCGGGTGTCATATCCCGTAACTCCTGAAATCTGGTGCCGAACCGCCTTCCGTCGTTATTCTTTGAATTTCCAAAAACAAAGAACCGAAAGGAGGTTCAGTATGGAAGTACACAAACTACGGTCACTTTTCACTCAGCACGCCAAAAATATCGCCATGCATCGGAAGTGGTCATCAGAGGGCGAATTAATTCCCACCCTCAAAGCCTGGCTTCGGGCTGAGCAGCTTCTGAGGCTGGATATGCTCATCATGCAATACCGCGACAGTCATCCATCTGCATGGGCACCGATGAGAGGTACGAATGCACTTAATCAATTAGTTTTCTCCCGAACGGGCTGGACTCTTGCTCAGATAAATCAGCTTTCATTTGACGAGAAATTGTTAGTTCTCCATCAAGATCTGGCAGAAGTGAATATCCAACAGGAGGTACTGGATCTGCCGGAGACTCTGATGGCGTCGCTGGAGTACGCAAAGTTTGAGCAAGAGATATATCGAATTGAATGGCCTCCATGCTCAGAGAAGGAATGGGATCCGAATCTGTCAGAGATAGCCCAAGGCCTGCGTAAGCCGTTTTGAGATTCTCAAATGCCTTAAAATCAATGTAGGACTCACGAGATTCAGCCAGTCCCTCATGATGATCATGAAGAGTTAAGATGGCATTAGCTCGCCCGATAAGCCAAAATGCCAACGCCTTACCTTCCAGCCCGCCAGCCCAAATGTGCGGGCTATTTTTATGGACGCTTAACGTCACCTTCTGACTCATACCCACCTCTGTTGTTTGTTGTGACATATCACGCTTCCTTTGATGATTTAGTCAGCTTCGCGATGATTCCAGGTGCGAATAACGCTCTTTCTGTCGCTGGCTGGCTGAGTTGCGCCACAGCAGTCGCATGCCGCGATATATTGAGTTTCCTCGCTATACTCATTAAGCGTATCGACCAGGCTAACATCGGGATTTCCGCAAAACGGGCATGAGTCAAGGTCATTACTCATGTAATTAAGAGGAATAATCTCTTCGAGATCTGGCACAACTGAGAGCACGACAAGATCCACGGGTTTGTTGGAGTCTCGACCGACGGCATTACTCGCAACCTCAATAGCCCGATTGACGTTACGCGCCAGCACTTTCACCCGGATCGGTTGGCGGCCACCAAAGGCGTACTCACCGGTAAAGGTCACGATATAGTTCAGTTTTTTCTTCATTTTTCGCTCCGGCATTGCTGTTTGTGGGATGTTTCCAGCTCTTTGATGTGAGTGAACTCACCATTCCAGGATGCCTTCATGGGAAGTTCACCCTTCAGGTAGTGGCGATAAATCCAGACAGCGCCTTTGTGCAACAGGATCGGCTTGAAGGTTTCGCGCATCTCGCCGTCGGTCTGCTCAACTCTGCCGGATTTCTCTGTGAGGTACTGATCGCGTGCGTATGCCTTTACGCGCCAGCGTGGACACTTAGCATCAGGCTGATCGTCTCGTAACCAGTTATGTTCGGCGAGAAAGGCATTCACCTGTTGAACGTTGACCCCGTTCAGTTGCTTGCAGAACTGACAGGGGGATACGCCATCAGAAATGTGGTTTTGCAGTTTGCTGATATAGCGAGCCTGACGATCGACATAGCCAATAGCGAGACGCTCGGCTTTCTTGGCCTCAATCCATGCCTCAGCAACAGCTATCGGATCGTCAAAGTTCGGGGCATTCGTGTTGGTCACAGTCATGCTGTACGAACCAGTGGCGCGAATGGACGGCAATACTTCTTCACACACCCAATCCTGAACACGCTCAGCCTTCGGAAGCTGGCTGCGGAGAATGAGTCGGTATAAATCCGGCTCACCGATTAGGCTGATCCCATTGGGTTTCGGCTCCAATCCTAAACTCGCCATTTCACCGTGTTTCAATTTAATCAATGATTTACAGTGTGTTGAAATAGCATCAAACGGACGCTCATAACCCAGCGCGATCGCCACATCAACAGCAACAAATACCGGCTTCCCCTGGTACAGCATCCCACTAAGGGAAAAATTCAGATCCGGCGAGTGGAATGTTGTCATCTGTGCCTTCATCTCTTATGCCTCCTTTGGCGAGGTGCGCTTGTTTTTGCGTGGTCTACTCTTGTACAAAGAGAGATCGCACTTAAGAGCGCCGTTGGTGATTTTCTCCAGCTCAAGGGCTGCACCTTTGGGGATGATGTCGGGCCAACCAGAAACAGACGAGTGGTTGATATCCAAGGCATTCGCCACCTTGCATACGCCACCGTAGTAATTCACGACTTCTGACTTCGTCATGCGGATAACTCTTTGTAATTCATCATTCGATTAATGTAGGATATCCAACATTAAAATGTCAAGAAACTTACACCACTAAAAGGTAAGATTGCCTACATGAAAAACATGAATGATCGAATCCGCGAACGTCGGAAAGAGCTAAAACTCACACAGCATGCACTGGCTGAAATGGCTGGTGTAAATAGGGTTACGCTAACCGGATGGGAGGCGGGAAGTTATCAACCTAACGGAGCCAATCTTTACGCCCTGTCGCGGGCATTAAAGTGCAGTCAGGAATGGCTTATGACTGGTGCTAGCGAGGAAGTCGAAGAGTCAGCACCACAAAAATTAACGTCGCTGAAAGTAAAGCAGGTGCCTCTTATTTCTTGGGTTCAGGCTGGAGCCTGGACAACAACCGAACCAGGCTTATGTAGAGATGATGCCACTGAATGGGTGCATACGACTGCCTCTGTATCGGAAGGTGCATTTGCTTTAACCGTTAAGGGGGACTCGATGACTAACCCGACTGGATCCCCGTCCATCCCTGAAGGGTCAATCATTATTGTTGATCCCGACATTCCTAGCATTGAAAGCATTAATGGAAAAATAGTTGTCGCCTACATCGATGGTGGCACTGAGGCAACGCTGAAAAAATTCGTTGATGACTGGCCCAATCGATACCTGGTGCCGTTAAACCCTAACTACAAAGTAATGGAGTGTGGCAATGGATGCCATATTGTAGGGAAGGTAAAACAAGTCATCATGAATTTTTAATTAAAACAGATACATCACAAAATAATGTTGGAATGCCGACATTTACTCTTGACATCTTGATGTTGGATATCCTACCTTGAATATATCAAATGTTCACCCAGGTAGGATATTACAATGGATATACAATCTGCAGTTAGTGAATGCGATATGGCACACGCCATTCTCATTGCCATGAACTCATACGTACAAAACGAGACTGCTGGCGATCGAGTCACGGAGTCTCTGACTTTTGCGGCGGAGTCTTGCTTAGCCCGAGCATTATCATTTATCAAAAACGACGACACCGCCTTCACCGATCAATACCCAATCTGTGGCACAACCGCCACCACCCAACAACCAACCACACCACGATCATTCGAGTCGATCCCGGCATTCCTGCGCACGCCGAAGCCCTACCCGGAGCAGCAGACTGCTACAGGCGAAGTGGAGCTACAAAAATACGCTATCGACGAAGACCTGGACGAATGGGAAAATGAAACCGGACTCTGGACTATCTACCGTCAGGATCAGGATGGCCTCTCTACTGCAATGATGAGCTTCAACAGTCAGGCTGCTGCTGAAAAAGCGCTCGCAGAATTAAACGCGGATGAGCAGCAGCCAATCTCTACTGCCGCTCTCGCCATTGACGAACCGCTGCCGAATTGGGGCGCGACAATCAAGGTAGCTCAGCAGCAGATCTCGCCAACCAGCTTCGCCGCCATCATCGAGCGTATTCGTTCTCGTCGCGTAGCTCTCGGATTGACCACTGAAGAGCTTTCCACCCATCTCGGATTTGAAATCGACACCGTGGAGGACTGGGAGACAGGTTGCGACGCGCCGGAGCTGATTATCCTTCTTCCGCTCTCCAGCGCTCTCTTCTGCGAACCGGAGTGGCTTCTTACTGGCTCTCTCGAAGGGATGACCAGGATCAACGAAGCCCCACTCGCCCCTGTCGAAGTTATGCAGGGTGTTGATATGTCCGGTGTTGGTGAGCGCATCCGTGATGCTCGCGTATCTCGCAGAATGACCCATAAAGAACTGGAAGAAGCGGCAGGTCTACCGGACGGGGTGATTTCGGTATGGGAATTCCGTAAGGCATATCCGCCAGATGAAGCTTTCGACAAATTAGCTAAAGCACTTAATACCAGCGTCACCTGGTTATTAACCGGAAGAGAAATCGCGAGGGAGTCGTAAATGAAAATGCCAATCGACATGCTTCATGAAATTCTAGCTCAGGTTTCAGAGGGTAATACCTTACTGGAAATGATTTACAAAAATACTGAAGAGATGAATGAAGAGACAGATTGCGCAATAGCCTGTCTGATTCGCTCCTTCGATAAAACCCGCGAAATGACTTGTGCTTATATTGAGGAATTAGCCCAAAATAATGCTACTCACCCCCAAGCGGGAAACAGCAGTGACATTTCAGATGATATATTTCACGCTGCCGTTACAGCAGAAAAGCTTCGAGAACTGGCGCATGTATACAGTGAAACGTATTTCACGGGGGATGATAATAGTGACCCATCCTGCATTATTGCATCAGTGATATTCGACTACGCCATAAAGATTGATGTCGAGTTAAAAAGTATCGAAGCTAAATTTAGCTAATAAACCAGAATAAATCTATTTTACGCCTTAATCGGTGTGGCTACACGCAACCAAAAATTCAAAGGATATGTAATTATGTCATTCGTTAAAGACAAAGCAGCATATAAAACAGCAATTCTTATTTTCACATATTACGGCGAAGAATATCGTCACATTACTGACCTGTTCATGCGTAAAGCGTACGGGTGTTAACTATGAGCACAAGCACCATTAAAACCCGCAGGAATAGACTTGTTCAGGCGAAATTAAATTCTGTCATGCGCAGAACGTGTGGGAATGTACAACTGGTAAAAATCGACGGTGATATTCCTTTCCCTGTCGAGTTATCAGAAGACGTGCTGACAAATGCTCTGACGGGAATATTCGAGGCGATGATATACGACAACCACAAACGCACCGAAGCTGAGAGACTAATTGCTGAGCATTATTCTGACTGCATGGGCATTCACAAACTGACACCCGATGGCGTGGATTTCATGAACGCGATAGTGAAAACAATCGCAGAACAACAAATAACAGAAAAATTAGCATGCGGAGAGATTAAAGAATGACAAAGAAAGCCCCCCCCCCAGCACCAGAAATGCCAGGTCCTCCTCACCATCGAAAATGGTCGGGTAATTGACTCAAGGAATATTCGCGAAGAGGAATTTATCGGCTCACTTAACACTTTTATATGGATGTTAAAACGAGCCGGATATGTCGTATGCGAACCTGACCCGGCAATGAATGCTGAATAAAAAGTAGCGCATGAGTTGCCCGGCGCGACGAACTGATGAAACAGAGATCGTATTAAGGAGAAGCACATATGAACAAAGTGGCCAACACCGCAGGACTGGAAACCGTTAACGGCGTTCCGATGATGAGCAGCCGTAGCATCTCTGAAATGACTGGCAAAGACCATGGCAGTATCGTCATTCGAGATATCAAAAACATGATTGAGCAGCTCGGCATTTATCCTGCAAATCTGCAAGTTAGTGAAAGTAATGAGTTTTTCTTCAAGATGAAAACATACAAGGGCCGCGAAGTCATTGATGAAATCCTCCTTGACCAGGACCTTTCCACGACGCTTGTGACGGGCTATAGCGTTCAGGACCGTTACAAAATCGTCAAGCGCTGGAGTGACCTGGAATCTGGCAAAGCAACTCCGCTGATTGCTGCACAACAACCTACTGACCAGGCTCCGGACCTCTTCCTGCTGGCCCGTGTGGTTTCCGAAGCTGCCGTGTCAGCAGCGATGAAAGCAGTGATGGAGGTAACGGGCCTCAACGCCGTCACGGCACAATCAGTGGCCCTGCCAGCCGCTCCTGCGGTTGAGCCAGCAGTGACCAGTGACGAATTCGTACCGGTGCACAAAGTCTCATGGGCAACCGGTCTGTCTGATGCCACATGCCGCCGCCTGATTACCTTTGCAGCATTACCAGCGAAGCATATCGAGGGGATCCGGGGTCTGTGCGTTAACCGTGAAGCCTTTATCGCCGCAGCCAAAACGCTGATTAATGAATCCACGCCGCCACAAGGTAAGCGTAAGCGCTGGCAGAATCCGGAGTTCGGCGGGTTTGTGCTGCGTAAGGATCCGCGTCAGACCTTCGGGAAGGGGGAGTGATGCTGACCATCATGCTCATTCTGTCTATCGCCGTGTGGATCTTCTGCCTGTTCATGATGCTGAGGATCCAGTGGGTGCACGAAGTTCGCCTGAAGGTGCTGCACCAGCACGGTTATCTGACCTATCTCCGCCTGCCCTCATGGGGCTGCATGGTGTGGCATTTCTGGATCCGGGACGTGAAGAAATTCATCAAGAGAGGCCAGGCATGAAAATTGAGTTTAAAGACTTCGGCGCGGTGGCATCGGTAACGATCACCAGCACTATTTTTGAGTTCAGGAAGCATAACCGGGTTGTGGATACCACCCTTTTTCTGGTGCCTGGTGTAGTCAGCGAACGTCGAGGCTGTTTCTTCATGAAGACCGCTATTTCCGGCCGACCAAAAGAAGTGCAGCGAGCCTACGAAACAGCGAAACGGGAGGCAAAGCAATGAACACAATCGAGTCGGTAGCAATGCCGGCCTATCCGGCAGAGCCCCACATGAGTCTCTCGGGTTCCGTCTACTATCGCCACTACCGGATCACCACTCACGCCATAGAGCGTTACATAGAGCGCATTGGTGGTGATGCAGGAAACCTGATTGCCGATCTGGGCAGCGCGGGTTTGTTCGATATCAACCGCAAGGGGTTATCGCGAAAAGTCTGCGCCTGCGTTGCCAGGTGTGATCGTGAAGGCGGATGGGCGCTGACGAATGGTAAGGCGGTCTTCCTCGTTAAGCCATCAGTACACCGTCAGGCCATCGTGACCACCATACCAATGGAAGAACACCCGCAGTCTGACGGTAAAGCTGCCAACAGAAAAACCAGAGCTCAGGGGTACTGATGAAAAGAACACCAGTGCAATTTTCTTTCGAAGAATTTATGCGTCAGCAATACGGCGACCGCTACGATCTGACGATAGATGACTACGGGTATTACGCCCGTGAAGTGGTAAAACGCATGTTTGAAGTCTGGCGCCACTGTCGTGGCCTGAGCGTGGTGTGAGGTGGGTATGAGTACAGATTTTATGACAGAGAATGAAGTATCCGAGCTACTTGGTAAGAAGCGCACCGCTCTTTACAAGCTCAGAAAGCAGCACGGATTTCCCGCGCCAGTGCTTACCCACCCAGCGAAATATAGCCGGGTGGCTGTGGAGAAGTGGATTGCGGAGGGTGGTGTTAACCGTTCTTCTTGACATGCCAGAGAATTTTATCGGCATACAGCTCGTATGCCGTTTTCTGATCTGCTAGCCAGTCATGTTTGTTATAAACCGCCATTACGCCTGTCAATTCATGCCCCAGCATCTTCTCGGTTACATGGGGCATAACTCCCTCGCCAGAAAGATTTGTTGATAATGAACGCCGAAAATCATGGGTACGCCACTCTGCAACACCAATCCTCCCCCTCAGTTTTCTCATGTACAAGTTGGCTGATGAGCGATCAATTGGTTTATCCAGCTCTTGCCCAGGAAAAAGCACCTCATTACCAGTGCTTAGCAAGCGCTCAATGTACGGCCTGACCTGTTCGAACACGGGACGCCTGATGACATTCCCCATCTTGGAATGCTCTTTTGGCACAGTCCAGATAAGGTCTTGTAGATTGAACTCTCCAGCCAATGCCAGCCGCATTTCAGAGGAGCGCGATCCGTAAAGTAACAGCATCTGGTGAAGCAGTTTATTCGATGAGGTAATTTTGGAGCTTTCCAAGGCCAGCCAGATTTTGGCCAGCTCGGTGTAGGTCAGAACCCTTTCACCGCGCTCTGGTTTTTTACCTATGGTTTTAACGCTCAACTTGAGTACGTCACAAGATGCTATCAACTGGCGACTGATGCACCAGTTGATTACAGAACGCAGTTGGATAAGCAAGACCCTGGCTTTTTTGCCGTTCAGTTTCTCTTGCTGGTCAAAGAACCTTACCCACGAGGAAATCGGTATATTTGCCACTGGCGCATCGCTAAATTGTGTGTACATCGTGTTGTACACGACGGAGCGATATAAAGTACGGGTATTAGGTTTAAGATTGGCTAAAACATAGCTTTCCCACCACTGTTCCAAGCACTCCTTCAATGTCAACTCGCCAGTCTCGCGGACGAAATAATTTTTTGGATTGACGCCCTTTGTGTACAATTCCCGCATTTCACCGACTATAATCCGGGCTTCCTTTAAAGATAGCGCAGGGTAGCGACCAACAGTCAGGCGTACTGGCTTACCGGCCCATCGATAGCGGTATTGGAATGTGATCGTCCCTGATGGGGTTATACGCGCACTCATACCATCACCGTCGGTAACCTCAGGATTGCCTGAGTATGGTTTTCCGTGAATGTTTCGCAAACTTGTATCACTGAGCGCCAC